TTCTGCGATATGATCTCCAAATCCTTTTGAAGTAGTCAACAAATCATATAAAATCCACGCGGGGTCATTTGTCCAAGCTTTGTCAGCTTTAAAAGATCCGTTAAATGTTCCAGTATATTCAAGTGAACCATCAGATCTTACATTTGAATTATGCGGTATCTTGATCTTTGTTCCGCGTAGACGATACATCCGGCGGGGCTGTGTTGGGAAGGTTTCAGCGTCAAAGCGTAAAGCAACATGAGCCGAATTTGCGTATGCTCTCTGTTCATTTATTATTTCTGTAAAAGATGACCATTGAAAGGCGTTGACATGTGTTGATTC